CCAGAGGTTCAGCAAAATCCAGAAGCTATGCAGATGCTACAGCCTGCAATTGAACGTCAAGCTGCAATGATTATCGCTGATCTTACGGAAGAATTTACTCAAACAGTTGAGCCTGTGAGCGAAGGAACAGATCCTCTTGTTGCAATTAGGCAACAGGAGCTACAATTAAAAGCAACAGACATGCAGCGTAAATCTACAGAGTTTGAAGCCAAACAAGAATTAGAACGTGAGAAAGAAATGACTGACACTAGTTTGGCTACAGAAAGGCTAAATCTACAACAAGACGCTTTAGCCGATAAAACACGAGTCGCGGAAGATCGTATTCAAACACAAAGGGATATTGCGGCTATTAACGCACAAATGAAAGGAGTCAGGCAATGACTAGTACAGTAAGGGCTAAAATGGCTCAAGTTGAAAAAGAAAAGAAAATGGCTAGAAGACAAGCGATGGCTAATCCAGAAGTAGCTACAGAAATGGTTCGTGCTCGTAGCGATAAAGGACATTATATAGCAGATGACCCAAGTACTGAAATCAATGAAGCTTGGGTTGAAAAACCCAAAAAGAAAACAGCTTCCAAAAAGAAAACTACAAAAAAAAGCTAACACAGAATCTGTTAGCCGATTTAGCAAAATAGCTAGACCCCAGAAATTTAGAGGTGTTTTATAAAACTCTGGGATAAATACTTGTATTCTCCGATGGATTGTATAATGTCCTAGTATGGAGATCACATGGACGCACTAAATCTAGCCGAATACCTCTATAAAAAGTTACGTCAACGCCGTGATGACATACAGGTGTCTTTAGGCACAGGTAACATTGGTTCATTCGATGATTACAAGTATGCGGTTGGACAGGTTAAAGGTTTGACGTTCATGGAAGAAGAAATCAAAACAGCAATGAAAAATATTGAGTACTCAGATGAATGAAAAACTGTATGTGCCTGAAAGTATGGCAAGAAAACCAAAAGACATGGAAAATATTTCTACGCCTCTAAAGACTGCTTTTGGAAAAGATAAAGAAAAAAGCAAGAACGAAAATGACCCTTCTGAAATGGAATCTTCAGTATTAGAGAGGCTTCCACAGCCAACTGGATATAGAATTTTAATAATTCCTTATTATCCAAGTGAGAAAACTAAAGGCGGTGTTTATGTCCCTGATGCGGTTAGAGACAGAGAAGCCTTTGCAACAGTAGCAGCTTATGTCGTAAAACTAGGCCCAGATGCATACCAAGACTCCCAAAAATTCCCAACTGGTTCGTGGTGTTCTGAAAAAGATTGGGTTCTTATAGGAAGATATGCGGGAAATAGGTTTAAAGTGGAAGGACTTGAGGTTCGTATTATAAATGACGATAATATTATAGCCACAATACTTGACCCCAAAGACATTTCGTATGTATAAGATAACAGAGGAGCATTTTTGCTATGCAAGCAGAAGCACAAGAACAAGAAGTTGAAGAAGTAACATCCGTAGAAATAGAGGATGATTCAGAGGTTATTGAAGATTCTTCTGAAGAGCAGCAGGCATCCTCTGATGAAGATTCTGATGATGAGCAAGAGCTTAGAGACTATGAATCTCCAAATAAAAAGAAAAAAGACCCACAGCGCAGAATCAAACATTTAACTGCATTAAGAAAAAAGGCTGAAGAAGAAGCAGCCGCAGCAGTTGAATATGCGCAGCAAGTTAAAGCTCAAAATGAAGAATACAAAAAACGTCTTTCAACTTTAGACAAGGGATATATGTCTGAGTATGAAGGAAGAGTTACGACACAAGAAGCCCAAGCAAAACGTGCATTAGCAGAAGCACATGAAGCAGGCGATTATGAAAAATTAGCAGATGCTCAATCGGCAATATCACAAATTGCTATTGAAAAAGAGCGTCTTCGTTTACAGAAACAACGTTCTCAGCAGCAAGCTCAAGAGTATGCTGCTCAACAAGAACAGGTGCAACAGCAACCCCGTCAACAAGCCCCTCAACCACAGCGTGACCCAAGGCTAGAGTCATGGTTAGAAAAAAATAAGTGGTTTGGTCCAGACAAGGTTATGACAGGTGCTGCAAGGGCAATTCACGAAACGTTAGTTGCGGAAGAGGGGTATAACCCTACAACCGATGAATATTATTCAGAAATTGATCGGCGCATGCGTTCTGAAATGCCTAATAAGTTTGCAAGTGGCAAGAAAAACGTCCAATCTGTCACTCCTTCGGGGAACGGTACTCGTTCACTGGTAAATGGACGGAAAAAGCAAGTGGATCTAAACCCTGGTCAAGTCGCATTGGCTAGTAAATTAGGTATACCCTTGGAAAAGTACGCACAAGAAGTGCAAAAATTAGCGAATCGGAGAGACTAATGGCGGATCGTACCCCACGAGAAGTAGACACTCGGCAAAGCCAAGAACGTAAAGTTTGGAGGCCAGGAACAGCCTTAGAAGCTCCAGAACCACCTTTAGGGTATAAGCATCGTTGGATTCGAGAATCCGTGATGGAATTTGATGACAAAACTAATGTCCATAAAAGGCGGCAAGAAGGATATGAACTCGTTCGCGCAGAAGAATATCCAGAGTATTCAGGTCCAGTTGTAGATGAAGGAAGAAACGCAGGCATCATAGGTGTTGGCGGTTTAGTTCTTGCTCGTATACCTACTGAACTGGCAAAACAACGCAATCAGCATTACCAGAAGAGTACACAAAATCAGATGGAAGCTGTTGATCGTGATTGGATGCGTGAAAATAACCCCGCGATGCCAAAATTGGCACCTAACCGTAAATCTAGTGTGAGCTTCGGTTCACGCAATAAATCTGAAGGATAGATAAGATGGCGAATCAAGACGCTCCCTTTGGCCTTCGTCCAGTAAAAAGTAGCACAAGTTCTCAACGGCAGAACCGCTACCGTATTGCTTCTGGATACAACACCAACATCTTCCAAGGCGACCTAGTAACGGTTGCAACTAATGGAACAGTTGTTCGTGTTGCAGCAGGAGATAATGCTTTATGTCTGGGCGTATTTAATGGTTGTCAATATGTAGATCCTAACGGAAATATAATATTTTCTAATCATTGGCCTGCAAACGCAACTGGCACTGACATTTTCTGTAATGTCATTGACGATCCAAGTGCATTTTTCGAGATTCAAGCAAACGCTGCATTTCCTGTAACGGACTTGTTTGGAAATTTCGATATTGTGGATAATAACCCTGTTGGAAGTACAGTAAGCGGCAATTCCCGTATGGAAATTGCTGTGACAACAGGCGCAACCACAGCCGCATTAGCCTTAAAAGCTATGGATATTTCTCAAGACCCTGAGAATAGCGACACAACCACCGCGAACACAAATGTGATCGTAAAAATCAACAACCACCTATTCAGTGCTGGCACTGTAGGTCTAGCATAAGGAGACTGAGTTATGGCTATTTCAAGATCCCAGCTGGTCAAAGAGCTAGAACCTGGACTTAACGCTTTATTTGGTATGGAATATGACCGTTATGAAGGCGAACATGCAGAAATTTATGACACAGAAGCATCAGATCGTGCTTTTGAAGAAGAAGTTATGCTTGTTGGTTTTGGTAATGCTCCAACTAAAAGTGAAGGCTCAGGAGTTGAGTTTGACAACGCAAATGAAGCGTATACTGCTCGTTATTCACACGAAACAGTTGCACTCGCATTTGCACTAACTGAAGAAGCTGTTGAAGACAATTTGTATGACCGCCTTGGTGCTCGTTATACAAAGGCATTAGCCCGTTCAATGGCACACACAAAGCAAGTGAAAGCTGCTGCAACGCTTAATAATGCGTTTGATGCAAACTTCACTGGTGGTGACGGTGTTGAACTTTGTTCAGCAGTTCATCCACTATCAGGCGGAGGCACATTTCGTAATGAGCCTGCAACTGCTGCTGACCTCAACGAAACTTCACTTGAGAATGCTCTTATTGACATCTCAACGTTCGTTGATGAACGCAATATGATTATTGCTTTGCGTGGCACTAAGATGATTATTCCACCACAACTGCAATTCGTTGCAGATCGTTTGTTGGAATCAACTCTTCGTGTCGGCACTGCTGATAATGATGTTAATGCAATCCGTAACATGGGTATGTTACCAGAAGGTTACACTGTTAACCATTTCTTGACAGACCCAGATGCGTTCTTCCTTAAAACAGACGCTCCAAATGGCTTTAAGCACTTTGAGCGTTCGGCAATGAGAACGAATATGGAAGCAGATTTTGATACAGGAAACATGAGATTCAAGGCTCGTGAGCGTTATAGCTTTGGCTTTAGCGACCCACGTTGCGTATTTGGTTCCCCTGGAGCATAATTTGTGTTAAAATAGAGTATAAGCATTTTTCATGTTTTGCTCCTTAAACTTAGAGGCGGCGCGAGTCGCCTCTTTCTTTTTGTTTAAAAGTAAGTTACTCTGTTTGTATCCCTGACAGTCACATGGTGTGGCTGACTAACCCTAGACAGGAGATCAACATGGGTACGACAACTTTTTCAGGTCCGATTCGGGCAGGTAATATTAGAAACACAACGGGTACTGTCGTTGGAACAGACATAGCAAACGTTGGCTATGTTGTAATGACTCAACAACATGTAATGGACATTTCTGGCGGCGCTGTTGCAGCAGAAGCCACTAATGTAGTAATTCCCGCTAATTCAAAAATTGTAAACATAATTATTGATTTAGAAACAGCAGCTAACACCACAACAAATATTAGTGTTGGTGATACTGTAGGCGGTGCAGCAACACTGATTAATGCTGTTGCTTCTGGAACCACTGTAGGTATCAAAGCTTTAGGTATTTCTGGCGGCGGTACACTTGCATGGAAAAACACTGGTACATCCGATTTAAAATTAACAGCTACTTCAAGTGCAGCGTGTAACGCAGGATCTGTCGTTATAACAATAATGTATGCTCAAGCTTTTAACACTGCTGTTCAACCTTAATAGGAGGCTAGTATGGCAGGTCCAGTACAAGCATTTAATCACACACAAGGAAGTGCTGCGGCTGTTGTTGGTCCCGCACGTTCACGCATTCGTCAAATTATAATATTTGCAGACGCAGCAGGGGCTTTTACAATTAAAGATGGAAGTGGTACAGGTGATACGCTAATCACACAAACATTTCCAACAGGCTATCATCAAATAAACATTCCAGATGATGGAATACTTGCCACAAAGGGTGCGTTTGTTAGTGCGTTTACAGGAAGTAGTAATCAACTGACGCTCTTTCTGTCTTAAAGGTGCAACATGGCTCGTAAAAGAGACAAAATGCCTGCAAGAAACAAAAAGAATTTCCGCTCCACTAAATCTGGAGCGGGAATGACTAAGGCAGGTGTCGCTTCTTACAGGCGAAAAAACCCAGGATCAAAGTTAAAAACAGCGGTAACTGGTAAAGTAAAGCCTGGAAGTAAAGCTGCAAAAAGGCGTAAGTCATTTTGCGCTCGTTCCGCAGGTCAAATGAAGAAATTTCCAAAAGCAGCTAAAGATCCCAATAGCCGCTTACGTCAGGCAAGAAAAAGGTGGAAGTGTTGAACAAACAAGTCACGATAGCTCTTGCAACAGCCTTTATCATAGGTGTTGGTGGTGTTGGTTATAGTTGGGCTGATTGGGTTACAAAAACCCTTATTGCAGTAGACAAAAGAACAGAGGTTATGGCCTCTCAAATTAGCTTTATTAAAGAACATATGGAGAGAAATTATGGCAATGTCGAGGGCGCAAATGAGCGAACAAGTATCCAAGCCACCTTCAAAGAATAAAACGCCAAAAGGCTTAACCTACTATAGAAAAGGTGGAAAAGCTTCCGCAAAATCAAAAGGTAGTAAGATTTGTCCAGAGGGTAAAGCATGGGCAAAACGTACTTTTGATACCTATCCTTCAGCATATGCAAACATGGCGGCTTCTAAATACTGCAAAGACCCCAACTACGCTAAAGGCGCTAAAGGAAAGAAGAAGAAATGATGGATAAAAAGAAAAAAACTGCTGTAAAAAAGGTTATTAAAGGTCTTAAAAAGGCTTCTCGTTTACATGCAGGACAAGCAAAAAGTCTTAAAAAGGTTATTAAACCCACCAAAAGGAAAAAGGCTAAAAAGTAATGGGTGCTCTTAAAAAGTGGAGAGATCAGCAATGGGTGAGGATAGGAACCGATGGTAGTATCAAAGGTCCGTGTGGCACTTCAAAAGATAAAAAGAACCCTGATAGGTGTCTTCCAAAGAATAAAGCAAATAGTCTTTCAAAGGAAGAAAGAGCATCCACTGCCCGAAAAAAGAAAAGTGCAGGTAAAAAAGGCAAAACAGTCGTTAAAAACACCAAAGCCGCAGAAGTCAAATTTGCAGAAAAAGGCGGCGAAATCAAACAAACGAAAGCCAAAAGGCCGTTCAAAGGGAAGGCCAAAAAAGGCACAGCCGTAGCAAGAGGATGCGGTGCAATTATGAAGAATCGACGTAAGCGCACAAAAGGTGCGGTTAAACAATCCTGAAAGGAGAATTATTATGGCGATGAAAAAGAAAGGCTACCGTAGCGGTGGTAAAGTAAAAAGAATGAACAAGGGTGGTGCCGCAGGCGGCAAGAAGCCCAAGAGAATGATGAAGGGTGGAGCCGCAGGTGGTAAAAAGCCTATGATGATGAAAAAGGGTGGCGCAACTGGCGGTAAAAAATCACTTGCTGCTGCAAAAGCAGTGCTCCCTACAGGATATAAGATAGTTAAAAAATAAATATGCCATATTTACATAGTAACGTACCTTATTTTAAGGCATGGGTTCGCCGTGAATATACTCATAACCATGAGGGTTATCACGGCGAATTTCTACATGCTATGGTTGTTGGCGTTACATCAATGCCAAACAGGTGTCTTAGCTTTCAGGTTATCTTCACTGGTAGTGAAGCTGAAGGTGAAGAAGAGGACACAGTACACGGTGGAGCAATGTGGGCTAGAATGCCCATAACCGCGTTAGTTGCCGACATTCCCTTAGATGAATGGCCTGAACCAATGGAAACTTATGATGCACAGCCTTGGGATTGTGCTTCGTATAATCATGCAGTTTATGTAATAGATCGTGCTACCCCATGCCCTTGGTTGGCAAAGGTAGATGGTCAAATGCATCCTGCAAAGTATCTTTTTACAGTTGATTACGCAGAGAGCGAGATAGCAGACGATCCTGCACAACACAAACAAAGTCACGTTTTGCAACTACTGGACGCGGGAGAGTGGACAGGTAATATCGTAGCTTTACCAAATAACAGAGTAAGAGTAACGCATCCTGCATGGTTTGCTGCGGGAGAGGGTGCGCCTGATTTTAAACCTTCACAACATATACACTATTCAAAAAGTGATTTAGACTATACACTAGATGTCAATCGTATTTTTGATAATCTTTATAACGAGGACTAAAAATGGCTATATCAGGATCAGCAGACTTTGAATTAGATGTAGCTGAATATGTAGAAGAAGCTTTTGAGCGTTGTGGCTTAGAAGCTCGTACTGGCTACGACCTGAAAACAGCCAAAAGATCTCTTAATCTGATGCTTGCTGATTGGGCAAATCGTGGACTTAATCAGTGGACTATAAAGCAAAGAACACAGGCATTAACAATTTCTGATGGTCAATATGACATGCTAACAGACGTTATTGATGTTCTTTCTGTTGTTGTGAGAAGAAGCGGCACAGACTTTACAATGGATAGGATTAGCAGGGATACATACCTTGCTATTCCTACAAAAACCACTACTGGAAGACCAACTCAGTTCTTTTTAGACAGGCAATTAACACCAAATTTAAAGATATGGCCTGTACCAGAAAATAATACAGATATTTTAATCTATGATTGTTTGACTAGAATAGATGATGCTGATGCCCAAGTTAATACAATGGACATACCGTTTAGGTTTTACCCATGTTTATCAGCAGGTTTGGCTTATTATATCGCTTTAAAACGTGCTCCAGAACGTGTGCAGATGTTAAAAGCGGTTTATGAAGAAGAAATGAGAAGAGCGATTGATGAAGATAGAGATCGTGCTTCTTTTCAAATTACACCAAGTTTAGGAAACTATCGTATTGTCTAAATTTGCAATAGGAAAACATGCTTATGGCATATCAGACCGATCTGGGTTCAGATATCGGTTAAAAGATATGCGTAAAGAATGGAATGGTTTGCTTGTAGGAAGGGATGAATGGGAAGAAAAACATCCTCAATTACAGCCACTTAGAGCCGTTCCTGATCCCCAAGCACTAAAAAACCCTAGACCAGAGCAAAATTTAACTGAACAAAGAGAAATACAATACGGCTATGATCCTGTTGGTTTTAGGGACATACCAGGCATTACTCCTAGAAATAATCTGACTGCTCTTGGAGAAGTTGG